TAGCACAGTTTTTAACTGATGTGATTTGAACGGTCTCTCCTAAGGGACGCCGGATATCGTAACCGGCATTAATTTATTATGGAGTCGTTATGCCTTTATTTGTTGTAGATGCTATTCAGATGTTTCGTACCAGATACGTTATTGAATGTAAGGAAGCCGAGCATGCCGGGGATACTGTTACCCTGAATCAGGCCGAGCAGTACAGTCAGATGGATCTAGGTGAACGTATTCTAACTACTAAGGAAATTACCTATGAAGAGTTTCGTAGGATGAATAAATCTTTAGAAGACGGACATGGTGATGGAACCCCTTATCAGTTCGAAAATGGTTCTCCTTGGATGGGAGATAAGATGATTCATGTGGTTAACTATGATACGGAGACTAAGGAATGAACGTTCTAGCACAAGTCCAGCGACAACGAGTTCGCTTTAGCCCTGACGATAAGATGCATATAGATCAATATCGCAATTTCGTAGTTAATCGAAAATGGGATAGCCCAGGTTGCCCGTTTGAATTGCAATGGCCATATCTTAGTATTCCTGATATGATTAAAGATAAGATCATTAATCACTACTTAAAAATCTAATTTTGTATAAATAATCCATAATATTCAATCGGAGTTAGTATGGAACAAAAGAAAACATCATTAATTGACGCGGCTTCAGAATTCTTATCACGTGATACGTCTTCTAAAGTAAGTCAAGCTCTTAATGAAGAAGATGATGAGGTTACCAAACGTGTCAATGCCAAGCACCCTGACGTAGGCCACATTGTATCAGAAGGTCCCCATCACATCTATGCTGCAGAGAAGGACAGAGGCATTAAATATGTTCACCATAATTCTTCTACCGGTAAGACTACAAGTCTAGGTGTCCATGGGCGTAACGCCACTGAAAGTAACTATTCGGATATGAGATCAAAAATGGAAGATCATGGTATTAAAATATCTGATAAAACTGATAAGAGATTAGTTGACTATCACGATAGTACTATTTAAAGTTTTTTTACTTTATCAAGCCCCAGTTCTGCTGGGGTTTTTTATTAGATAAATATACTATTAAAACTATAATCTCTAACTCCATGCGTGTAAAAGATAAACAACTTATTCCTAGTTACTTTGGTTTAGCTGACGGTACTGAATTTTCATTACCTGAGTTAACACGTACCACTAAAACTAAGCTTAAGAATATGAAATTAGATAGTGCAGTATACAGTACGTGTATTGATATTTACGATCAATCTGCTAGCGGTAAGGGGTTGTTTTCTCAAGATAAGGGTCAGTTGACTGATCAAGAATTTAATATTATTCTAAAAGATTTTGGTGAAGTATCTGGTGCAGCTTACGTACTAAAAAAAGAAAGCAATAGATACAAAGCAGTTAAGTTTCCTACTGGTAATGAAAAGCTTATTGATTATTACATGGTTACTAAAGATGGGTTAGACGAAAAATATTCTGCAAAAGCAGGAGAAGGTGGTAAGCCATCTATTGTATCTCTTATGCCAATCATTGAAACAATGGTTGCTAACCGCACTTTAGATAACAAATATCAACAGGCTACGTGGGTGCTTTTCCATTTAGGTAAACAACAACCTAATGCCTTATATCTCGGACCTCTTCAGGCAGCTGAGTATCTTGACCTCCCAGGCTATAAAAAGTTACTTACGCTTTTAAAAGAAAAAAAACTTAATACAGGTTATGTCAGCGGTATACCAACTGAAAAACATCTTGAAACTGCAGTGGAAAATGCAGGTGGTTATGATTTGTTTAGAGATATAACTAATGACTATTATGAAGCGTCAGGCTATAATAACACTATTGACATAAGTACTACAAAGCGTATTCTAGATAAAGGTTATACTAGAAAACGATATGGGTTATTACATTACCCGATAACGGCTGAATTAATTAAGTGGCTTAATACAGATAAAAATAATACTAAAGACTTACTTAACAAAGCGGCTAACACTTTAACTATTAATCAAATTTATTTAGATAAAGCAGGAAGTAATTTAAAATATACCGTTAAGACTTTTTCTGATGGTGAGTTTATTTTTCAATCTCCAAGTAGTACCCCCTATCCTGTAAATAATAGAATTGGGTTTAAAATGAAAAAAACTGGTACTGCTAAAAGTACACTATAAAAGTATGATGCAATTTAACCTATATCTCGCTGAAGCTGCTTCAGAAGAAAAGCTCAAACACTTAGAGCATGCAGAAGACCATGTCATTAATTCTGGTATGGAAGGCTTTGCCCATGCCTATCATAACTTAGAAGACGTTAAAGACCAGATCGGTGGGAAAAAGAACAGTACTAAGATTGCAACTAAGTACGATGGATCCCCTTCTATCGTGTTTGGTCATCACCCAGAGACAGGAGCATTTTTTGTCTCTACCAAATCGGCGTTTAATGCAGACCCTAAGTTAAACTATACACCAGAGGACGTTGAAAAGAATCACGGTCATGCACCTGGTTTAGTTCAGAAGTTAAAACAAGCTCTTATACACCTACCTAAAGTAACTCCTAAGACAGGTGTCTATCAAGGTGATGTAATGCACTCGGGTATCAAGTCAAAAGATAACCCTCATGGAGATGTTGTAAATGAAGGTGGTAAGTATCACTTCAAACCTAATACCCTTACCTATTCAACATCTCATAGCTCGGCTGAAGGTAAAAAAGTTGCCAGTTCTAAATTTGGTGTAGCCGTTCATACTGCATACGAAGGTAATACATTGGCAGGAATGAAAGCACAATACGGCGCCGATCTTTCTCACTTCCCTAAGCACTCTGATGTTCATGTTATAAGTACTGTTGACGATGTTCACAAAGCCGATCTTAATACAAATCAGGCACATACATATGAACACCATGTTGAACAAGCTAGAAAAGCTTTCAATAGTACCGATAAAAAACATTACGGTGCTATAGAAGGCCATCAAGAACATTTGAAAACTTATATTAATAAGACTGTGAGAGAGAATACTAAGCCATCAGTTCAGGGCTATACCGAGCACTTAAGAGATCAACACCTTAAGGGTATAGCTAAAGTGAAGACGGCTAAGGCTGTAGGTACTAAGACCGATAAGATGCAAGAAGACCTAGCCCATGTAAATAAACATTCTGATAAGTTTCAGAAGATTCTAGATATGCATCATCACTTACAGGCTGCCAAAGATCAATTGGTTCATTCGTTGTCTGCTAAACCTAAGTTTGAACATTCGATACCTGCACCAGGTTCAACTAAGATCACCGGTGGTAAGCCGGCTAAACCTGAAGGCTTTGTCGTTATTAGAAATAACAGACCAACTAAGTTTGTGGATAGAGCAGAGTTTAGTAGAGCAAATTTTGCTGCTAGACCAAGGTAATTCTCAACCGCCCACATGTGGATTATACAGGCAAGGCAACTAAAAATCAATGAAAAGTATTAAAGAAAAGCAGATTTTGGTAAAGTGGGCTAAAGCTATGAACGAGCCCATTGATCCTGCTTTGGTTGAAGAAGTTGAGCGCTATAACCAACTACAGCAAGAGATTAAAGAATCAATTCGTAGTAACACTATTAATGATTTGCTTGATGCTTCTAAGGTTGCAGTTAACATTATTAAAAAAGTAAATATCGAATACCCTAAACCACCTACGTTTGAAGAACTGTTAGGTATTATTAAGGAAGAGTCCAATGAGCTGGTTCAAGCACAAGCCGCCGAAACATCCACCACCATTGAAGAAGCATCCCCACCCGATACCCCCAGAACCGAAACCGTCGAACCTACCGACTTAATTAGTAGAGCGGTCAATCATATTCATAAAGAAGTCAAGCTAGAAGAGAATTCTTTCCAGCAACCACAACCTACCCTGGTAGAAAAGAACTTTGATGCAGTTCAAAAGAAGTTAAAGTTTTTAGAGCAAGCTATTGGTAAAATAGCTGCGCACGGTCCGGGATCGGGTTCTTATTGGTTGTATGACCTAGGGGATACAAATTATGATATAATTAAGCACCCTAGTAATAATGATATCTTAACCTACAACTCTGCCAATACTAAATGGGAAGTAAATAATGTAACTAACTTACTGGGAACCAGATATCATGGGTCATATTACGATATGACAACCCAGACCGCTAATACTACTAGTACACCGTATTTTGTTCAAATAGGTACAATTGATATACAAGACGGATTCACAACTGATGGTGCAAACATAATTGCATCTTATTCTGGTGTTTACAACTTACAATTTTCATTTCAACTACATTACACTGGTGGTGGGGGTTCTGGTGACCATGTCGAAATATGGTTGAATAAGAACGGGATCGATCAGGCAAATACCAATACTGTTGTACATTGTACATCTAGTAACCCATACGTGGTTGCTGCCTGGAACTTCATTGTACCTATGGACTCGGGAGATAAAGTTGCTCTAAGATGGGGTACTTTAAACCGAAATATAAAATTAGAATCTAACGGTCACTTAATAGGACCTGCAGTACCTTCAGTAATTACTACTATAACATCTGTATGAAAACATTTAAAGAAATTAGAGAGAATTTTCAAGACGGTCGTAACCCCCAAGATAAAGGTGATATGGCCAGACACGGTCTCAAGGGTAAATCCATTACTCAATTGAAGAAAGTTAGATCTTCTGACTCTGCATCACCTAGAGAAAAGCAATTGGCGCATTGGAGAATCAATATGTCACTAGGTAAAAAGAAAGATAAATAAACGGTTAACTAATTAAATACATATGGACTTTATAGACTACTTAACAGAAGCACCGGAAAAACACGGCGTACTTGCGTACGGCCGTATGAATCCACCCACATCTGGGCACGAGCAAGTTATTAATAAAGTTCATGAAGTTGCTAAAGAACACAATGCCGTTCACAAGGTAGTTCTATCTCATTCTCAAGATAAATCTAAGAACCCGTTACCTGCCGATGTTAAGGTAAAGCATGCACAGCATGCATTTCCGGGTACTAATATTGAAGCGGCTTCTAAAGAGCACCCCACTATTTTACATCATGCAGCTGCAATGGCAAGCCAAGGTGTTAAGCATTTACACGTTGTTGCAGGCTCCGATAGAGTAGAAGAGTACCATAAGTTACTTCATAAGTATAACGGCGTAAAGAGCGCACACGGTAGCTATAATTTTAAATCTATCAAAGTACATTCATCGGGGGAAAGAGACCCTGATGCAGAAGGTACTTCAGGTGTCTCAGGTACTAAGATGCGCGAGCATGCCGCGGCAGGCAGAAAGAAGAAATTCCATGCCGCGTTACCTTCTAAGATGAAGCCAGAACATAAAGATGCCCTTTACCACGACGTAAGACAGCACATGGGTATTCAAGAGGCTGTAGCACCTGGTTCACAAGGTGAAGTAAAGATTTCTAAATACGAATGGGGTACCCCAGAAGGAACTAAAGAGATGAAGCGCATTACCCCTGGGGAAAGTAAAGTTAAAGCTGAAGCTAAAGAAGCCGATTACGGTGAGAAGTTTCAGTCTATGATGAAGAGAGTTAAAGTAAGTGCTCAGTCAGGTCCTAAGAAGACTGTTTTTATCCCAGCAAAATATGGTACAGGTGGCTCTTACAAGGTTGTACCAGATAACAAAGTTAAAGAGTCCGTAGAGGTAGAACCTATGCAATTAGAAGCAACCAGATTACCATTTCTATTAATGACTGCCAATCAAAAGCGTGCATTATTTGAAGCTGTAGATCAAGATCAATTAGAGTTCGATGGCATTCAAACTAAAAACTTGGATATATGTCCCAGTGCTTATAAAGAATTTAAGAAGCTAATTGAAACTGCTAGAGCTGGCGAACGCATTGGTGAGCCTACCGGTCATCAAACATCTTCAAAAGCTGTTCAAGATGTTGCAGCAGGTATTGCCTCCAAGCCTTCTACCCTCCGTAATATGCAGTTCAGACAATACACAGGGTTATAATGTTAATAGATGAATTAAAAAAAGTGCATGCGGATGCATTTACTTTTTACCTAAAGGCACACTTCTATCATTGGAATGTTGAAGGTCCAAACTTTCCTCAGTACCATGACTTTCTTCTGAATCTCTATCAAGAGGTTTTTGCCTCGATTGATACTCTTGCAGAATTAATTAGAACTTTAGATTCTTATGCACCTGGTACACTTACAAGATTAAAAGAGTTAACATCTATTGAAGAGACAGATGATGTACCAGATGCAAAAACTATGATGACCAGATTACTTCAAGAAAATAATATTTTAAGAGCATCATTACTAACTGCTTATACAACTGCAGACACAACAGGTGAAGTAGGCATTGCTAATTTTTTACAAGATAGAATTCAGGCTCACGAAAAACATTCATGGATGTTAAGGTCAATACTAAAATGATAAACGATTTAAATATACAGCACGAACTATTAAAAACAGCATTAGAATCTACTGATGCCTATTTAGGTATTGAAAAGCAGGCGGTAGCCGCCAATAAAGCTACCCCAATGATGATACATGACTTTACGTATCACATGTCGCGTACTCATGATGCATTACAGTCACTAGGTGTTCTAAATATTCACCAAGAGTATATGACCAGTCATGTAGAAACAATGAGTAAACTTTTTGGTGATGATGATGCTAATTTAGCAGACTTACCTTATGCACATCTACCTGCTGCAGACTTTAGCGGTATGGATGAGTCTAAAGAGTTCTGGGACTCGGCTAAAGAGAGAGCTGACGAACCAAAAGAAAAATTATCTTCAGCATGGAAAGCAAAAGCTAAGGCACGCGCTGCATCCGCCGGGCGCAAGTACCCCAACATGGTTGATAATGTCTGGGCTGCACGTAAACAAGAATCTGTAGTTGCTTCATTTGCAAACTTTATTGCAGAAAAGAGAGAACAATTTAGCGAAGATGATATCAACGAAATGGTTGATAGTCTTAAGTGGGAAGATATTGTTGACCTTTATCCTGAAGAAGACTTAATTGAAGAAGAAGCAGAACAATTAGATGAAAAGATTTCTGCGCAATCCAGATTGAAAAGACGTCAATCTTTTGCACGCGGCAAAGGTAAGAGAACTACTGCCAAGAGTATCAAGTTAAGAAGAGCATCAACACCTGAAACGTTACAGAAGAGAGCTCAATTGGCTGCTCGTCGCGCAATCTATCAACGCTTCCTTAGAGGAAGAGACAAGTCTGCTCTTTCTGCATCCGAAAAAGATAGAATTGAACAACAAGTTAAGGGTATGAAGAACATTCAATCCAGCATTGCTACAAGAATGGTTCCTAAGATGCGTTCTATTGAACAAAAACGTTTAGCACATTATAGAGGCGGTAGCAAAAAGTGAAAACATTTTTTATGCTAAGAGAAGAGCAAGCATGCCCTATCTCTACACGCGACGTACATATTAACGTTAAGAATCGTCAGCACGCTATTGACGAATACCACTATGGCCCGGCTAACCCAAGTGAGCCAGGTGATCACTGGGATAAGTTAGCTGAAATATGGGATATTAGTACCGATACTGCTAAGACTATGAAGTGCGAAAATTGCGCAGCTTTCGATGTATCTGACAGAATGCGTAAGTGTATTGAAGACGGTATAGTAGCTGACGATGTAGGTAATAACGCAATGCAAACAATTAAGCAAGCTGATCTAGGTTATTGTAACCTTCTTCACTTTAAATGTGCCGGTACTAGATCATGTTCTATTTGGTTAACGAATGGGCCTATCGTTAAGTCATGAATCAGCTTTATTTGACTCAAAATAAAATTGAGTCAACTGGGTGGTATGATAGGCCTTGTGATACAAGTTTATTATCAGATAACCCAACATACTTAATGGGGCCCAATGGGTTTGAGTTAACGGAATTAGAGATAGAGTTAGTTAAATCTAACGATGGTAAGTTTTATTCAGATAATGTAAAGGTACAGAAGAGTGATTGGATTACACAACCAGATACAAAGGAAGGTGTAGTTTTAAATCATAGTTTTATTTTATATCGTCGATCATATAATGGTGATGCTGGAGCTCAGTTACAAGATATGTCACTGAAAGATCCTAGAATAAATAGAATAGTAAAACAAAAACCCAGATGGGGTTTAGATATTAGTCTAGAATTTATTGATAAAGATAATGTATTTGAAATCGTGCACTGGGAATATGATACCGGTAGTTACGAAGAGTTAGAAGAGTTAAGAGAGAGATACGAGCCTTTATTTTTAAATACTGACTGGCAAGATGGTGCTAAGGAAATATTTAAAAGAAAAGACGACTGGGTTAATCTAGGATTCTTTCCGCAGAGTAAATACAAGTGTGAATATTTTGGTTTAATACCGGAGAACTTTGGACAGGTAAGATGGCTTTAAAAACGTTTAAACAATTAAGAGAACATGTTCAATCTATAACAGAAGGTGAGCGTGGGTTGTGGGATAATATCCATGCCAAGCGTAAACGAATTAAATCTGGTTCTGGGGAACGTATGCGTAAACCTGGAAGCAAGGGTGCTCCTAGTAAACAGGATTTTAAAGATTCTATGTCAGAAGATGTAGAAGAACTATTTGATCTTATTGAAGACGTAATAGAAGATATTGCAAAAGAAAATAATATAGATTCAGAAATTATCTGGGAAGATCTTGAATCAATTCCAGATGAAGAGTTAGTTGAAGTTGCAGCCTGGCAGCGTAAAGAAGGTAAGAATCCTGAAGGTGGTCTGAATGCTAAAGGTATTGCCGCCTATCGTAGAGAGAACCCAGGCTCTAAATTACAAATGGCTGTAACGACCAAACCATCCAAGTTAAAACCAGGTAGTAAAGCGGCTAATAGAAGAAAGTCTTTTTGTGCACGTATGGGTGGTATGAAGAAAAGACTTACATCTGCAAAGACTGCAAGAGACCCAGATTCTAGGATTAATAAAGCTCTTAGAAAATGGAACTGCTAATTAACTTATAAGTATACGAAACTAAAGGAAACAAAATGGACATGAAATCTATTTCACAAAAATTACAAGATGACATTCGCGCAGTGATGGAGGCCAACCTCCACCCCAATCAACAGAAGATTGATGTGCATGAGCCAGAGAAGGATGAGATTACCGCTCACGACTTTAAAAAGCTTCGTGCAATGAAAAAGACTAAGGACGGTAAAGTTCATAATTGCGCAACACACGTTGAACATGCTGTTCTGGGTAAGGGTACAACAGTATCTGAACAACATGCCGAGCCAGATGAAAATGGTGATATTGCATGGTACACAGTTGATTTTGAAACAGGTACTCACCAGATTGCAACTAAAGAATTGACAATCACTATGTCAGAAGCTCATATGCATGAGTCAGAACAAGTTGATGAAGAAGAAAAGAAGAAGCCTGTTAGTCCTTTTGACTATAAAAATTATAAGAGTCAAATACCTAAAAAACCAGGTGAGACAGCTGGCTTTGATTCTAAGAAAATCTCTACAGGTACAGTCTATACTAGAAAGCCAGTTAAAGAGGCAATGTCTGACCAAGCTAAGACAACTATGAAGCATATTCCTAATGCTTCTCCTGCACTTAAGAAGGCTGCTAAAGATATTAAACCCGGTGTCGCTGGTTATCGCGATCGTATTGATATGCTTAAAGCAGGTGGTGTTAAGGAAGAAGCCAGTAAAGAATCTAAAAAAGATTTTCAAGATCGTCAACAGAGATTAGCTGCCGCTGGCGCTGAAACTGCAAAAGATCCAGCACGTCTTAAAAGAATGTCTAGTATACCAGGTTACAGTGCTGCTATGGATATGGCTAAGAAAGCAACCACAAAAGAGGCAACAGATTATACTTTTGCTGAATACTTAGATGCTGCTCGCGCACAATACGTTGATGAAGACGCAGTTTTAGTTGCTAATGAAGCATTTAAAAACAAAGATATTACATTGTTTAGCGACCAATCACAAAGTCCTGAAGCCTAAATATATTACGGGCGCCATCTATACGGTGGCATGGAATAAAAGAAAAACAAGGAGACATAAATGTCCGCATGGGGTCTATCAGACAACACAACTATTGCAGGTACTGTTACACATTACATTGCAAATACCAACTTGGTTGGTGCATCAACGTACTTTTTACAAAATCTTAACGCTGGTGATTATCTAACTATTTCTGGCGTTTCAGGTAAATATCAGGTAGCTGATATTACCTCAAATACTGCTCTTTCATTGACTACAATACCACGAACAGCTGGTACTTCTAAAGTAGTTTTTGTTCAGCAAGGTCCAAAATATGAACTTTCTAGCAATATAGCTCCTGTCGATAGACAGAGTAACATTGTTTCTATTGAAAATATCTACGGTGTAGATGCTGCAGAGATTACAACTGTTTCAATTGGTTCTATTTCAGTTAATGCTACTGGTGCAGGCTATCAAAGATTAGCAAATACAACTGCAATTACTGCTAATACCGCTATCACAATTGCAACTACTGGACTTTCACAGCCCCAGTCTAATGCAACCGCTACTCTGACTTTCACAAGCAACGTATTAACAGCTATCACGGTTACTAATCCTGGTAAGGGTTACACTGCGGCCGCTCAAGCTAATACTACAGCTACTATTGCAACAACTGGCGCCTCACAGCCAACTACTAATGCCACTGCAACTATTAACTTTAGTTCTGGTTCAACTTCTAACGCATCCCACACCGGTTGGGTAAGCTACATTACCTATACTGATGCTCACGGTCAGATTCGTGAAAAGAAAGAAGTATTAGTTGCGCTTTCTAAGAACGGTATTACAAGTGATGACGAAGAAACAATCTTCCCTGATTAATTATGGCTGATAGTAAAGTAAGTGAACTAACATCGGCCACCTCTGTCGGGGTGGCTGATTTTCTATATCTAGTACAATCTGATACCAGTAAGAAGGTGACTGCGGCAACTGTGTTTGCCAATGCTGCCAACGTTACTTTAAAAGGTAACATTAATTTGGACTCTTCTGTCCAGACTATTAACTCTGCTGGTACCATGGTTGATTTGACTAAACCGGTGACCCATCTGGCTGCTGACGCTTCAGGGGGCTCTATTGCTATTCCTGCCGGCACAGTTAACCAGATTAAATATATTACGATGATATCAACATCGGGTGGTTCATTTGCTATTAGTGCGAATATTGCAAATACTCAAACTATTACATTCAGTGCTGTCGGTAAGACTGCACAACTTTTATATACCAATGGTAAGTGGCACATGGTCGGAGGTACCGCTACCATCGCCTAATTATGAACCTTGATCTGACTGAAGAGAACTTTACATTATATGCAATTAAACATTATGACAACCCCGCATGCAAGGGCATAGCAGAGTTTAATGATGATTTAAAAAGATTCAGATACCTTAAGAGACTTTTTAATAAGTATACTGCAGGTAAAGATCTCAAGGAAAGATTAATACTTAATCACCTGGTGGTCATTTATAATTTATTTGGTGCTGAGGCTGCTACCAAGATGCTCTTCTTTAAAGTAGAAAGAGAATTCTGGCCGCAACTTAAAACCTTTCTCGTCTTTCTTAATTTTATGCCCATTGGTCCTATTTCGGCACAGGGTATAGTGGTTGAAGGGTATGAAATACCTTTAGACGAAAAAGTAGCCATAGCATTAGGAAAGATTTAATGGGACGTTTAGTAGATTCAGTTATCGCATACCGCATTCTTAGAATGCTAACAATTCCGTTTGTAGAAACGGATGCGTATAGACTCGGTATTATAGATGCCAAGGGTAAGGAGCTGAAAAAGATGAGTCAGCTTAATACCGGGGCTGAGCTGGCTGCTTACACTATACTACATAGAATGGTGTACCGTATTAAGAGAATTATTGAAAAGGTACCAGTTGATAATAAAAAAATTGTTACATTTGCTGCTGCATTATCATTAATAAAAGAAAATTACCAGAACAATTGCGAACCTATCGATTTAGAGCTACAATACTTAAATAGATTACATACAGATTTAACTGAAGATATTAAATATGTTACAGAGAATCTTAATACAAAAAAGATATATACATTTAAGCAATACTCAGAGGATGCAGCAGCCCCTATTGCAAACAATGCTGGCTCACCTGGTGTAGCCGGATTCACACCTGATACCCTAGGTGTACCTAAAGGTAAACAACCCCCACTACTGAAGCGAAAGAAGGTAATTAAAAATGTTTAAATCAATCAAAGAGTTTTTTGTCGGTAAACCTAAAGTTGAGGAAGCACCTCCTGCCGAATGTCCTTATAAGGCAGAGGTTGCGCCTGCTTCTGAACCTATCCCTGTAGTTGAGCCTGCGCCAGCTCCTGTAGCTGAAACGGTAGTTATAGAGCCTGCACCCGTGGTAGAAGAAATTAAACCTGAAACTGTTGTTATTTCTATTTCTGATAATATGAACGTAAGTGTTAATACGCAATCGGATACGATTACGTTAACACCTCCTGCTACTGATCCAACTATATGGCCATTCCCTAAGGAAGCACCATTGGAGACAGAAGTTAAGAAAAAACGTACGTTTGTTAAGCGCGAAGAGACAGCAACTGAAAAGAAGCCAACTCCTGCCATAAAAGCAACGAAGACTAAACCTCGAAAAAAGAAGTAAATGGCTGAAGCAATGTCAAAAGCGGATCTGGAAACAGAGACCAGAGTATCGGTACTTGAAACCCAGGTCGATTCTATTACAGGTAGCGTAACAAAATTAGAACAAAAAATTGATTCTAATTACGCCACCCTCCATCACCGAATCAGTGATATGAGAGATGATCTTCGTAATGATATTGATACCAAGCACGAGAAAATTATTGATAAATTAGACGGTCAAGCTAAAGCTAGCACCGAACAACATAAGGCTATCGCTGAAAAAATTAGCTCTATTGAAAAATGGCGTTACATGATGGTGGGTGCTTCTATAGTAATGGGTTATATTTTGGCACACATTAAGTTAGAGAAACTTATTTAACTTGCCTTTTTGATAGTTTTATATTATAATAAGGTCTCTCTAAGAGGCCTTTTTTTATTATGTCTGTATTCCTTGATCAAAAATATCTTATGTTAATAAGTAACCGTCTTCCTCTGTTTAAGAAGAAGAAGGATAATACTTATAACTGTAGATGCGTTATATGCGGTGACTCTCAAAAGAACAGACGCAAAATGCGAGGTTACTTCTTCGCATATAAAACCGACTTACGATATAAGTGTTACAATTGTGACATATCGTTGAGTTTTGGTAACTTTCTTAAATCCCAAGATTCTATGATGTACTCTCAGTATTCTTTAGAGAAGTACAGTGAAGGGCATAACAAGTCTGCAAACGTTGTTCCTGAGTTTAAGTTTGAGGCACCTGTATTTAAAAATGATAACGAAAAACTACTTGATAGGTTATTAGATAGAGTAGATACATTACCGGCAGACCATGAAGTGGTTTTGTTCTGTAATAGTAGAAAAATACCTAAAGAAAAGCAAAAGCAACTCTATTTTATTAATAATATTAAAGATATCGTACAATTAAATGACAAATATAAAGAAAGTATTCAAGGAGAGGAGCCCCGATTGGTGCTCCCTTTTTACGATAACAACAATGAGCTATCTGGAGTTACCTGTAGAGCCTTACGCGGTGAAGCGCTTCGTTACATCACTATCAAAGTTAAAGACGGTGTACCGCTCCTATTCG